ATAACCAAGAGCATCCGGGCTAAAGTCTGCCAGCATTCCGTCACCATTTCACGTTTTCTCGCTACCCGGCGAATGAGCAAAGGCATCTGTTCTTTTACACTGGCATGACTGCTGGGAGTGTGCACCCCGAAGGCAAATTCTGGGACCTCGGAAACGTCAACAATACAATAAAAGAGAAGCTTCAGTAAAGCTTCTGCATCACCAATCGCCGACTGAGCTTCGATAAAGCTGGCGTCCTCTTCATCTGTAAAGATGAGCAACTCATGACCTTGAAGGTTTACGCTGACCTGTTCTCCTCTTTTAATCTGGTCCAGCACTTGCTGCCCAAAGTTGTTGATAATAAACCTTTCTACATCCACAAGTTTGAGCTTAAGACGTGGAATCGAGTGCATTTTACTACCCTGTATGGCATGAAGCATTACGTCGTGGTAGGCCTTTAAATAGGGCTCTACCGCCTCCAGTTCACTCGTCCCAAAAAGCTCCGTTTCCTCGGGTTCGTTCTTGAAATGCACTATCGGAATAAACCCCCAAGGATTGGGTCGTTCCTCACTTATCAGGCCGGGTGGAGCATCGCCCTCCACCTTCACTGTAACTCTATCCGCCGCTATACGCTGGGTTACTTCATATCCCCGCTGTCCACTATCCCACTTGTTCCGAGCCTGAATGGTATATGCCACCGGCCTCCGAGTAAGAGGATCCACCTCTATATCTGCAATCTGCTCCGGAGGAATTATGACGTACTCAATACGTGTATCGTCCTCCGGGTGGAGAGGATCTTCTATAGCTAAATTTGCCAACATCACAAAGCAGTCTCCATCCCGCAGGCAAAGCTGATGGGTCCGCTGCATCCGGCTTACCCACCTTGCGGCGTGTTTTTTAAGGACCGCCTGGGCTTCCTCGTCCTCACAGTGGAAGCGCGACACACCCATAAAGCCAGCCAGTGTATTTATTATTGGCTTAGAAAAGCCTGAACCCAGCTTGTAATCGTCGTGGCTATTATGATACAACTGCCGCGCAAGTTCATAATCCACCCTGGTACTGTTCAGCACATAAGGCACATCCCAGCGCCCTGCAAGAATGGTGCCAAACTGTCCAAACAATCCTTGGCGCAGTTTTGATATTTCTCCTACAGCTTTTTTAAGCCAATTAGTTCTAGCCATAGATTTTCGCTCCCCTCAAAATACTTACCAGTTCCGTATCAAATCTTTTAACCGAAGGTGCAAAAGCCAACATGAGAGCATCGGCCTTGTCAGGACTGGACAACCCACGCTTTCGCATCTCCTCTTTACTTTCTATCTGAACACGTCCCCTACTATCAAATTTATACTTCAAACTTGCGAGCTGAGAAGCCAGTTCATCATCTGGGGGAATGGCAATATCGCCAACCTGAAATCTTTCTCGTAAAGCCCAGTGCCATTCGGCCCTCTTATTAACGAACCGCTCTTTATCCTGGGCTGCTTCGCCGGCATTCATTTCCTGAACCGGGTAACGCTGCTCTTTTAGGCGGTCTGCCACGCCAGCCCCCAGACCGACTACATCTACCTTGGCAACCTTGGCCTCAGTTTCTCTTAAAGCATTAATAACTGCACCAGTAACTTCCATCGTGTCCTGACCACGAAGCTGGGCAATAACTTCAGCTCTACTGCCCTGGCGCAATATGATAACTGTAGTATCAGTGCCATAGCGGGCCACGTCCACACCCAACTCCATGGGTTCCCCAGGGGGAATCGTTTGCCACCTTTGCTGTGCCGCTTCAATCCAGACAAGCGGAATAAGCGTATCGTCGCCTTGTTCCGGGAATTCCCCCAGCACTCTACTGTACCACAGCGGGTTATCTTCTCCCCACTTAAGCCGCTTCTCTTCTACCCATTCCGGAGTAACTAAATAAGGCCGGACAATCTTTTCAGCCTTAAGATTAGGACTATCGAACGCGCTAATGTGTATCTTGTGGTATAGGGGTGACCGAAAAGCATTGTAAAATTCACCGGAAAGCTGCGTCGGGTTCCCAATAAGCAGGAGCCTTGCCCCTGGGCTTGTAAGAAAACCTTCTGCTGCTTCAAATATGCGCTGATCAACACCGCTGGCCTCGTCCACTATCAGCAGGATATGCTCAGCGTGAAATCCTTGGAACCGCTCCGGCTTATCGGTCGATAACCCCAGGGCAAACCATTGCTTCCCGAGTTCAATCTGCGTTTGCAGAACCTTGCCCCCAAGCGGGTACTTCGAACTGGCATGCGCAGCTGCTATTTCTCGCCAAAGCAAGTTTTCCACCTGGGGCCATGTAGGAGCGGTTGTTACGACCTTGCTGTTTTTGTGACAGTACAGAAACCACAAGGCCACCCAAGCTGCTACCCTGGTCTTTCCTACGCCATGACAGGCCCGAACAGCCACACGCCGATGGTCCCTAACTGCGTTCAGTATCTCCTCTTGCTTTTCCCAAGGATCTCCGCCTAACACTTTGCGCACGAAAAAGACTGGGTCTCTCTTCGCCCGGTCTAACACTAATCTTGCCTCTGCTTTAGTCATTTTCATCGGCCGCCGCCTGCACCAACTCCGCCCAAGTTGCTACGCCATCGGCCAAACGGCTTACTGGATCATCACCGATCAACTCCAGCTCTTGTTTTATGGCATCTGTTGCCATTTTGGTGGCCTTCTCCCAAAGAGTAGCCACAGTATGAAAAGTCACAGTTCTTGTCTCGCCATCAGCATTTTGGTATTCTTGCCCCGCCTCTATACTTAACAGCTGCTCAGCACGTAATTTGACCAGATTTAACAGCTCAAGATTATTGACAATCCTCGCCTTGCCCTCTGCCTTCCGCTGTTCATGGCTCTTTTTGCGCTCTTCATCCCAAGCCCGGCGAGCCTCAACCTCCAAGTCAAAGACCGCTTTCTTGTATCGGTGCAAAGTTGAAAGAGAGACGCCCAAATCACGGGCAATAGAGCGCAAACTTTCCCCCTTGGCAAGTCGGGCCTCAATTTCGTCAATGTGCGGTTGTAAAGCTTCAAATGCCATAAAGCATCACCTGCCCCATCGTTCCAATATTCTAAGTTGTCTCAATCCGTTTTAAACCCCCTCACCTTTTAGGTGCAGACCGTATAATACGCCGTGCAGAAATCTTTTCTTTTACCTGGTCGGCAACATACTCCCGAACGGCCCCTTATTATAAATACTCTTTTCCAATTTTATTATAACACAGGCCACCTAATTTTGTCAAGATATACATGACTTATTCATGACACCAAGGGACGTACACATGCGTGCACATCTTTACACATCCTCTGCGCATGCGTGCACATCCTCTGCACATGCGTGCACATGTTTGCACATCCTGCACGTCCTTTTTCTTCCGGCGCTTTCCAGTACACATGGCTGCGCATGACTGCACATCAGGGATATTGAGAAAGGAAATTGTCAAATAAAATCGCATGTGCAGCCATGCACACACGGTCATGTGCACACTCTCTGCACATGACTGCACATTTTCTGCACATCAGAGCAAAGAGTCCGTTTCCGACACGGATTCTTTAATGTGCAAAAGTATTGTGCGTGCTTCGGCCGGTGCGGGTGCGTTGTGTGTGCGTGCAACCCCCCTTTAGGGGGTTGCACGCACGCACGCACGCACATGGCCCCGCACAGCGCAACAGAAACGTCAATCAAATACTTGACAAACAAATATGCTCTGTGATAAAATAAAATCAGAAGAACAAACAAAGGAGGAAGGAAAAGTGGAAGATATAGAAGTCAATCAAATTATACACGGAGATTGTTTGCAGGTTCTTCGCACCTTTCCAAGCAACATGGTTGATTCTGTGGTCACCGACCCTCCGTATGGGTTATCGAGAGAACCGGATATCCGCGAAGTCTTAGAAAAATGGCTCGCGGGCGAAGACTACACTCACCGGGGTAGCGGCTTCATGGGCAAGACGTGGGATTCATTCGTGCCGGGACCGTCCATTTGGCGAGAAGTGTATCGCGTTTTGAAGCCCGGCGGCCATGCGCTTGTATTCGCTGGGACACGGACGCAGGACTTGATG